TACTCTAACTCTATATCCTATTAAGTCCATTATCTTAGTTAGCAAAGCTCCAACTATCCCATCGCCAAAGTTATCTTCAATAACTACTTCTCTAACTCTAAACTTCTTACAGTCTCTTATTATCTGTGTTAAGTTCTCATCAGAATAACCCCCCTCTAAACCGTCCACCTTGTGTATAAAAAATCTTCCTCCAACAGTAGAGATAATAGAGTAAGCAAATAAATCCTTTCCACGCCCCGATGGGTCGATAGAGAGTATTGTATATTCGCTTGTTGCACCAAACCCAACATCTCTATAATAATTATAATTGTCTTCAGGTCTCATGCCTTTAATAGATATAGAACTCCCTCTTTTATTCCCAATAACTATATTAACAAGCCCATAACCTAACTTGAAATTAGTAATTAGTATATCATTCATACTAAGAGGGAAACGCTCTTTATCTGTTGGAACTCTTAACATAAACTGCATCTCAAACGCAGTTTTCCCCATCCCTAATCTCTTTTTCTCTATCTCTTCTAATGGGAAACGCTCATCTGTTGGCTTACCATATAAAGAGGGATTTTCTTTTAGTCTTTGGTAGATATGAGGAGATAATAACCCTCTATATGCCTCTACTTCTTGCTTATTGCGTGGAAATAATACAGGAGTAATAATATGTTTATATTTCCTCTCCTCTCTTATTCTGTGATATATGCTATCCATGTGGTGGCGTGTTCCAAGGTAACATATAAATTGTTTTGCTCCTGCTGTAAGTAGAGCTTCAAATTCTGTTGTAATCTCTAATAAATTTTGTCTTTGGTTTGCCGTTCTAGCATTTTTCTTTGTTTCTATATCATCAGCAATAATAATATTAGCCCTTGCACTGGTAATTGTCCCCGTTATTCCTAAGCTTCTAAGAGAGGGGTCTTGTGCTGGTTTTGCACCTCTAACATCAAAGCTTTGTGCTGATGTCCTTGCTCCTCCTCTTCTATCTGGTGCAAGAAACTTAAAAAGATATGTTCTGCTCATTACCATAAAACAAAATCTTACAAAGTTTTTTGCTTTGGTATCTGTTCCACTTACAACAAGCACCTTTAAATCTCTATTCTTAGCAAGTATCCAAAGAACAAAAATAGAGGTTATTAAGGACTTTCCTAACCCTCTAAACTGCTCTATAATTAAATACTCTTCCCTTTCGAATGCTCTCTGTAAGTCTTCAGCCAAATATTTCTGTGCTGTTGTAATTTCTCCTAAGTCAATTTCCCCAAACACATAATTAACGCACTTCGGGAAATCCTCCAATAGTTCTATTATCTCCCTATTGCTTAAGTCTCTCATTTATTGTTTTTTTAATGCCTCTAAAATGGGGTCTGTGTGCTGGGCTGTTCCTGTTCTCTCTTCTAGTTCTATAATCTTAATAGCGTATTCTATTGCTATTACTATACTAGAGTTCTCTATTGTATCCCCCTTTAGTAGCTGATTATAAACTAACTCTACACTTCTTTTAGCAATTAAAAAGACTATCTCACCTATTTTGAATCCATAATCATCTATTACCCCTTTTATATCCCTACTATTCCAAACCCTATTTTTCCTATTTTCTCCTACTATCTCCATTCTGTTTAGCACCCTCTTAACTCTTTGGTAAGATTGGCTAACCAATATATCATCTAAAATAGGGGTTCTAATAAGCTTTTCAAGCCCTTTTACTAACACAGCCTTTAAGAAGTCCCTCTCTATCATTTAAGCCCTCCTATTGTCGCATTTAATGCTTCAATTCGTTCTTGTTCGCTTTGTGGTTCTTTTGCGTATTCTGTTATTAGTTTCCCCATAAAGAGTGGAACACTCATAACTTGTAGCAAGTTCTTATACTCTCCTCCCAGTGCCTCGTGTGGTGCGTTTACTGCATTTTCTAACACCCCTAGAACTGGAAAGACATTACCTATTTTGGTCTCCCTATTTGGATTAAAAATATCATTAGCCATTTGCAATAATGCAATATGTGGCAAAGCCCCTACTACTCTCTCAATAAATACTTCATCTTTTTTCTCCTCTCTTTGGTTTACAAAATCTCTAATAGTTAAAGCTATCGAAGTAGAGACAAACATCATTTGAAATTTAAAAATGCTCTCACTATCGAATGAGTATAAATCCCTTAATAATAGATTATCAAACGATTGGACTGGAAAGCTTAAAAGGGTCATTAGGCTTTTTAAAAGTGGGTTTCTGATTATAAAGAGTGGCATATCTCCAATGTTAGGCTTTCCAACCCATGATGTCTGGAAACTCTTCATTGTGGCTCTAAAAACTTCTCTCTCTTCCTTAGTCCACTTATCAAAATTCATAGAGTTATCATCTATCTTTTTAAAAGCTCCTCTTAAAATCTTCTCTTTATCAGGTGTAAGCCCTAAAGTCTCAAGTCTCCTTTTGTTTAATCTATTTCCTTTGAAATGGTCTTTTAACCTGTTTAGGTTTGGCTCAAGGTTAAAGAGGTTTGCTAAATCGTCCAACGCTGGTAGCTGATTAAAGAAGAAAGTTATTCTTTGCTGTGCTGTTAGTATTCTATCTAGTGTGTCTATAACTTTCCCACCTATTGTAAAATCTTCCATATAATAAAGAGGGTTTTTAAGATGCTCGTCTGCTAATACTCTATGATACCCATAACCTAATTCTTGAGCCATTTCACGAACTCTATTAGGCATTTTGCTAAACTCTCCCTTTGCTAACTTTCTAAAAGCCTTAAAACTCTTTCCAAAACTTCCATTCATTAAGGCTCTTGCACTAGCAGGGATTAGCTCTTGTAATGCACTAATACCTGATAAGTGGAGTAATTGGGCTACTGTTGCCTGACGTAGTAAATTGAAAAAGTCCCATAACCTTTTATTTTCTATATCTGTTACGGGTTTTCCTAAAATCATATTAGCATAATCTTTTATATCTCTTAGTAAGTCAATATCTCCACCATGCTCTTTGAATTCATTTTCTACCCTCTTAAGATAGTTTGTGATATTTGTTATCCCTTTAATTCCAAAAGCATAGTGTCCTAGTGCGATATTAGAATACCTATTCATAACGCTAAAAGCGTTAGTATCTACAAAGTCCACCATTTCCAATCTCTTACCACCAACTACAAGGGGTTTAATATTAAAGTCTATTGGTATCCTAAACTTAGCCCTATTAAAAAAGTCATCAACATTTTCCACCTCGTTAGGAGTAAATAGTTCATCCTCTTTCATAGCCTTGATAAATTTATCACTCTTACCATAGGCTAACAATTGCTTAGCATATTTTTCTGCATCTTTTATATCTATATCTTTCCCAAACTCTCTTTTAAATCCCCTCTTAATTGCTTCCCCATACCACTTAACAACCCTTTCTCTATCTGCTTTTGATAATTGTGCTACAAGGTCGTATGTGTGTGGGTTGTGAAACCTTGGGAAATAATCTTTTATCTTTCTAATACTTTTCATTCCATCAACATTGGCATCCACCATAGCTTTATATATATCATCATAAAATTTGTCAAAGGCTTTCTTAGCTTTTAGATGATGTTCTGATAGTTGGCTAAAATCTCCTTTAGTGTATGCTCTCCCAATAGTATTATAAAACTCCTCTCTAAACTTCATGTGTTTTAGGGGGTTAAGACTTTTAAACCCTACAACCTTTTTATAGTCCTCTATGATAGGTGCTAGTTTTGAAAATAGTTCAGCCTGAAATCTTGCCTTAATGGTCTCTTTTATGTCTCCTGCTCCCTCTTCTGCTCCTCTTTCCATTAGAGAGTGCAAGTTATCGGTTAATATTTTCCCTAAAGTTTTTGTGTGCTTAAACGCCTCATCACTAAGGCTATTTAATTTTTCAAAATAACCCTTAGTTCCCCCAACAATTCCGAAAGTTTCCCTTATTAAATTCTTTGGGCTTTTTGCTTTTTCTTTGGCTCTTTGCAGTATGTCGCTTATTCCTTTTCTATATTTTATGCCTAATACACCAATAGCTAAAACAGCTAATACATCCAAAGGGCTCTCCCTGTCTGCTCCATCCCCTGCAAATAAATCCTCATTGCTCCCAATCAATACGGCTGTTACTGCTCCAAGCCCACCCTTTTTAAATAGTTCTCTTACTTCGTCCTCTGTAAGCTCTCTTCCTTCGTATTTTTTAAGTTCTTCTTTCGTCATAAATAGCCCATCATCAGACGCTATAATGCCCCCTGATTGATAGCTCTTAATGTTCTTATACCTTGGTTTGTAGTCTTGGGGTGCAAATTCCATCATTGATTCTAGCACAATTATATTACCTATATATTCCTCTATATCTTTATTTGTTGGCTTATGTTCCATAATTCTTAGTATAGAAGATTTAGACATTTTAATGTCTTCTCCTTCTAGCCCCATTATTTTTAACTGATTATTTCTTTCTTTTTTGCTCATTAGGGACAAGTCTATCACTAGGTCTCTTAGTGGGTGTTCTTTGTAGTTTTCGTAGTCCTTATATAGGGAAGGTTTCTTATATTTCTCTTTTTTAGATGCTTTATTTTTCTTACTGTATCCAATCAATTTTCTTGTTGTTCCTTCTACAATTTCTACATCTATATAGTCACTTTTGCTAAAGTCTGCTAATCTCTTATAGTCTTTTCCTTCTAACCTATCCCCTACTAAATCTTTTAATGTTTGTCTCCAAGTCTCATCACTAAACATTTTTCTTATAATGTCGGTTCTATTTGCTTTTAAATCAGTAGAAAACCTCATGGGTTTTCCTACTATCGACGAAATCACTATATCGTGAGGCTTACTATTTGGGAGTTCAAATCTTCTTGTAGTCCAATCAATTAAATTATCTTTTGTCTCTTTAACTGCTCTTACATCTTTAAAGTCAATTAGACTTGTAGCCCCACCTAAAAAGCCACTTAACAATAACTCTCCTATTGTATCACCTATATCTTTTTGTTTTTGTGTGGCTAAAAAGCTAAGGCTATCAAAAGCACCATATA